GACCGCAAAGCGATGGCGCAATGGTTCAAAGACCAAGAGGCTAATTTATGATTAGACCCTTTGTGCTTGCCTTCCACAAGCAGAACTCGGGTGTATCACACCACAGGACATTTGCCCCCTTGATATGCCACAAGGGAGTAGATGTTTTTTTCATTGAGAAAATCACCGACATTGACCCCGAGATGTGGCCGAAGGTTACGCACATCTTTGCAAGTCGTGCATTCCCTGTTGAGCCGTTTGATGACTTTGTAAAGCTTTGCCGTAAGGAGGGCATCAAGCTAATCGTTGATAACGATGATTGGTGGGTGCTGCCTCCTACTCATCCCCTGCAAGGACTGTACGTTGAGCAGATGAGAACGCGCATTGTGCGCTCTATGAAAGCAGCGGATGAGGTTTGGGTGACAAACAAGCACCTTGCCTCAAAGGTCAAGAAGTACAATACCAACATCCGAATCATACCAAACGCCATCAGCGTTCCAACGTGGCAGGTAGAGAGAAAGCCAAGCGATGAAGTGCGCTTTGGGTATATTGGAGGCAACCATCACGCAGCAGACGTAAAGGAGTCCACGATCAACCTTGAGGGCTATCAAGGGTATGTGGCAGAGGTAGATGGCTACCCCGATATTATGAAGGCAAGCCATAGGCTGCCAACGATGCCACCAACACACTACCATAAACTCTACGAGTTCTTTGACGTGAGCCTCGTACCGCTTACGACATCGGAGTTTGCCAAGTGCAAGTCACACCTAAAGATGCTTGAGGCAGGCTTCAGCAAGTGCGCTCTGATAGTGAGCAACACACAACCCTATTCACCTTATATCACCAAAGAGAACTGCATTGCCATCAAGCACCCAAGCGAATGGGCAGGAGCAATCAAGAGGCTAAAAGAAAACCCCAACCAAGTGGCTGACCTAACGGAATCGTTATATGAGTATGTGCAGGACTTCACAATGGACAAGATAAACGAACTACGATGCTTTACATAGTCACGCCATGCTCACGCCCTCATAACCTCGTGAGGCTAAAACAACATATCCCTGCCTACGCAACGTGGGTTGTCATGATGGATGCTGCTACCAACTTCAAGGGAGCAACAGGCGCATCAGTCACACATTACTCCACACGCACGGGAGATATGGGCAACCCCCTACGCAACGAGTTCCTTGAGTTGTATGCTGATTCCTTTACCAAAGAGGATTGGGTTTACTATTTGGATGATGACAACATCCTGCATCCAAAGTTCCTTGAGGAGTGGAACAACCTAAACTCCCTTGACTGTTCAATCGTAACGTGGGGGCAAGGGGGCAGGCTACGCCCTACCGACCAACCACAAGTCGGCAACATAGACACCGCCTGTTATATGTTTAAGCCCTACGACCTGCCCAACCTGCGCTTTGAGATGACGTATGAGGCAGACGGCACTTTTGCACAAGCAGCATCCGAACAAGGAACACTTATCTGCGTAGAGCAGTACCTTTGCTACTATAACGCATTACGATGAAAAACTCAAAAGACATAGACGGGTGGTTCAATCACCAAGCAGCATACGACTACCTCCTTGCTAATATGCCTGAAGACGGCACGTTCGTAGAGTTGGGGGCGTGGCTTGGTAAGTCATCGGCCTACCTATGCGACAAAGCAACATACCAAGAAATCACAATCGTTGACACTTGGAAGGGTTCGCCAAACGAACTCACGACCACACATAAACTTGCAACGCAGCAAAACATCTACAATCTCTTTGTGGAGAATATGGGAGACCGCAAGTACAAGGCCATCAAAGCAACATCCAAAGCAGCATCAAAGAAGTTTGCCAACGAATCCCTTGACGTGGTATTTATAGACCTAACCCATACCTATGAGGCCGTAAAGGAAGACATCAAGCTATGGCTACCCAAAGTAAAGAAGGGAGGCTACATCGCAGGAGATGACTACCACCAACATTGGCAGGGAGTAATTCAAGCCGTTGATGAGCTGCTGCCACACGCTACGTTCATTGATGACTGTTGGATTTACCAAAGGTGAAAACTGTAAACTCATTGTCGGGAGGCAAGACCTCCTCTTTTATGTCGGTGCATTACCCTGCGGACATTGAGCTATTCTCCCTTGTTAGGACAACGCACCCGAAATCTTTATTCCCCGATGCCAAGATAAGGCAAGAGGTATCTGACCGAATCGGCCACGAGTTTATCGGAACGCTTGAGCAGGATGAAATCATTTACACGATGCTTGACCTTGAGCAGTACATAGGGCGCAAGATTCATTGGATTAGCCCCAAGTCATTTGATGAGGTGCTTACAAAGACAAGAGGCACAAAAGCAGATGGAACAGAATATCGGCACTTGCCGAATGTGATGATGAGGTACTGCACCACCGAGTTAAAAGTAAAGCCCATCACGCAATGGCTATACGAGAACACAGAGTTGCCCGTAACTATGAGGATGGGCTTTCGTGCCAACGAGCAAGGCAGAGCGCAGCGTATGCTTGAACGTCAACTTGACGGAGTAGAGTATGCGAAGGTAAAAACAGGAAGGAGCAACAACCGATTCAAATGGACTAACGTAAAATACCGAGTGGTAGAGTTCCCATTGATAGAAGCAAACACCTACAAGGACACCATAGAGTCCTATTGGAAAGACAAGCCTGTGCGCTTCGCCTATATGAACAACTGCGTAGGATGCTTCCACAGAAACCCAATGCTACTAAAGTATATGAGCGACAAAGAACCTAATAAGTTTGATTGGTTCGTGGAGCAGGAGCAACACGGAGCGCAATGGAAAAAAGAAACAACATACGCCAAAATCAAAGACCACCAAACGCAACACACGCTTTTTGATAATGACTTTGATTCCTGTGATACGGGATACTGCGGACTATGAAGAACCACACAAAGGTCTACCTCAAGGGGATGGGCTACTCCACAACTGACTTCATTCCTTGCGAGGTATGTCAAGCCCAAGCGCAAGACATCCACCACATTGAGTCAAGGGGAATGGGTGGAAGCAAAATTGCTGATACGATAGAAAACCTGATGGCTCTATGCCGACCTTGCCACGTTGCATACGGGGACATTAAAGAATTTAAGGAGCGACTTAAAGCAACACACAACCACCACCTATCAAAAAGAGTTATTTAGTTATGCAAAGAGCAGCAATCGGTACAATCATACCAAACCCCGTCAACCCAAGAATCATAAAGGATGACAAGTTCAAGAAGCTTGTAAAGTCCATACAGGAGTTCCCACAGATGCTTGAGCTGCGCCCAATCGTAGTAGATGGCAATATGGTAGTGCTTGGGGGGAATATGCGCCTTAAGGCGTGCATAGCCGCAGGACTGAAGGAAGTACCCATCATTGTTGCTGACCAACTGACCGATGCGCAGAAGTCGGAGTTTATCATTAAGGACAACGTAGGCTTCGGTGAATGGGATTGGGACTTGCTTGCGAATGAATGGGAACCTGAAAGTTTAAATGATTGGGGTTTGAGTGTACCTGTTTTTTTTGATGATATGTCTAACAACCAAAATTATGAAGGGTTAGATGCTGCATCAAAATTAGATAAGTTTTTGAGTGCTGAATTAAAAAGGATGTTTTTGGTTTATGATAATGAAACTTTTGAAAACGTGATTACTTGGTTTAATAAACAACAAGAAAAACACAATTTAGAAAACCATAGTCAAGTAATTATTAAATTGATAGAAAATGAAAACCTTTGAATTAAATAAAATAAGGAATTGCGAAAACCTAATAAAGCAAACGCCATCCAAAAATGATTATACCACCTTAATAAACGAGGATACGTTATTTACTAAAAATGGCGAAGTTGTTGGGTTGTATATTAAAATAGATGAAAATTTAAGCAAAGGGATAAGGTTAGCAAGTATAAATACAAAATATGTAAAAACTTATAGGACATCAGCGCTGCCTACGCAGTCAAGTGTATTTGGTTCTTTACCCCGTGCAGTTTTGCGTAATGATTATTGCAGGTTTTCAGCACAAAGTAAAAACGAAAAACAAAATACAAACATTTTATTTAATTTTTTACCGCACCTTACTGAAATATACAAAACCTATTTACCGAAACAATACGAACACGATTTAAGTATCATAAAAGAAAATGTAAATACAGATTATGTTATTGCCGACACCGCGCCCTTTACTACTGCCAATATCAATGTCAACCACGCAATAAAGTACCATAAAGATACGGGCAACTTTAGGGGCAACTTGTCAAATGTCATAATTTTAAGGGATGGTATTATTGGGGGTGAGTTAGTGTTCCCCGAATATGGTTTTGCCCTTGCGCAGGAAGATAGTTATTTATCAATCTTTGACGGTCAGGGGGAAATCCACGGGGTGATGCCGATAAGTAAAACAAAAGAAAACCCATACAGGGCTTCAATAGTTTATTATACTTTGGAAAATATGAAGCATTGCTACCCCTTCAAAATGGAAGTCGCAAGGCTGCAAAATTTAGCGTCTATCCGTTCTAACCGCAGGGCATCAAACCAAGACCCAAGAAAAAAACAATAATGCCTTATGACAAGTAGTGACATCCATAAAAAGGCAATGCTCGATGCGTTGGAGAAATCTTTAGGGGTAGTTACCTCCGCTTGCAAGAGTGTTGACATCGCACGGCAAACGCATTACAGGTGGCTGCAAGAGGACAAAGAATACAAAGCAGCAGTCGATGAACTATCAGACGTAGCCATTGACTTCGCAGAGAGCCAACTGCACAAGCAGATAAAGGAGGGCAACTCCACCGCTACTATCTTTTTTCTAAAGACCAAAGGCAAGAAGCGTGGGTACGTGGAACGCCAAGAGGTAGACGTATCTTCGGGCAAGCTATTCCAAATTGAGGTGCTTGGCGAAGATTCAGACCAATAAAGTATATAACCACTTAAAGCGCAGCGACAAAAAGATAGTTGTTGAGCAGGGCGGTACTCGTAGCGGAAAGACTTACAACATCCTGCTATGGGTGATTTTCTATTATAGCACACGAGAGACCAACAAGACAATTACGATATGTCGTAAGACGTTCCCT